ATGGGTACTACACTGTGATGGTGAACAAGCACAGGTATTATGTGCATCGCCTGATATGGTTCATGTGTCACGGCACGAATCCGGAGCTGGTTGATCATATCGATGGTGACAGGGACAACAACAGGATTGAGAACTTGATCTCGACGACAATGGGTGATTACAAACGCGATCGACTGGAGATTCGTGATGCTCAGATAGAGCGTGACGCACAGGAGTACATCTCTTGAGACAAAAACAAAACTACGACGCCCACTTCCTCGAAGTGCTCAACGAGGTAGCCACGGGCGAACCAGTGCATAAAGTCCTCAAGGAAAAAAATATCCATAAAAATTTCCTGGCGTGGGTGTATGCGGATGAACAGCGCAAGGAGTTGTTCTCCAAGGCCCAGGCGGTTTCTTCGGAGGTGTTGGCCTCGCAGATGCACGAAACGGCCATGACCCCGCCGGACCCAGAAGAGATGTTTTTCGTTAAGGTCAAGCTCGACGCCTTAAAGTTTCTGATGGAAAAATATAATCCCGACAAGTACGGACCCAAAAAGCAGGTCGAGCAGACCATCAACGTGGATATTGCTGCCGCTATTGAGGCCGCTGACCAACGGGTGATTGAGGGCAAGACCCGCCTCCTACGAAACGATGATTGACCAACAACTCCTCGACAAGATTCTGTCGTTCAAATATGACCCCCTGGGATTCGTGCTGTTTGCATTTCCATGGAGCGTGAAGAACAAGCCACTGGCAAAGTTTAAAGGCCCACGCCGCTGGCAGATGGAGGAGTTTGAGAAGATACGCGCCCACCTGGAAAAGCACAAAGACGGACTGGCCCCGGTACTCAGACTAGCACTGTCCTCCGGACGTGGTACCGGTAAGAGTGCGTTCCTGGCTATGCTGGACTGTTGGTTCATGTCCTGCTGGATTGGCGGGACCAATATCAAGACGGCCAACACTGAGACGCAGCTGCGTTCTAGGACGATGGCCGAGCTGGGTAAATGGCACCAGATGATGATCAACCGCAACTGGTTTGAGAAGACCTCCATGACGCTGCGCCCTACAAAAGCCTTCGCCAAACTCTTAAATGAACAACTCGGTATGGATACCCAGTATTATTACACCGACGCGCAGACCTGGTCAGAGGAGAACCCGGATGCGTTTGCCGGCGCTCACTCCCAGGTGGGGATGGTGGTACAGTTTGATGAAGCCAGTGGTATTCCGGACCCGATTTGGCCGGTGACCGCGGGGTTCTTTACCGATGAGGCGCCGCTGCGCCTGTGGGTGGTGATCTCCAACCCACGTCGCAACACCGGGCAGTTTTATGATTGTTTCCATAACGACAGTCATTTGTGGAATACCAAGTATATTGACTCGCGCGATGTGGAAGGACTGGACGCCCAGGCGTATCAGTATTACGTGGATAAGTATGGCGAGGACCATGATACAACACGCGTTGAGGTCAAGGGCATGTTCCCCAGGATTGGTTCTAACCAGTTCATTGGCCGCGAGGTGGTAGAAGATGCCGCGACCCGTGAGATAGAGCAGGATGAGCATGCCCCGTTGTTGATGGGGGTGGATGTGGCCAGGTTCGGTGATGATGCCAGCGTGGTGAGGTTTCGCAGGGGGCGCGACGCCAGATCAATACCACCGGTGGAGTACCGGGCGCTCAACACCATGGAGTTGTCCATGGAGGTGGCCAGGCTGATTGACCGGTTCAATCCGGACGTGGTGTTCGTGGATGGCGGCGGTGTTGGTGGTGGTGTGGTGGATCGGCTCAAGGAGTTGGGCTACCGGGTCACTGAGGTACAGTCAGGTGAGCGCGCCAGGGATAATGAGAAGTACATGAACCGGCGTGTGGAGATGTGGGGTGAGATGCGCGACTGGTTGGTGTTCGGGGCGATCGATGACCATCCTCAGTTGGTACAAGACCTCACCGGGCCGGAGTATGACCTGCACTTAAAGGGTCAGCTAAAGCTCGAGCCGAAGGATAGCATGAAAAAAAGAGGGCTGAAGAGTCCAGACCAGGCCGACGCGCTTGCATTGACTTTTGCCGAGCCGGTAGCTAGAGTTGATATGAATTTACTAAAAAGGCGCAGAATGTTCAACAACCGTTCTGCCAACACAGATTACGACGTATTTGGAGGATAGTCAATGTCCGGACTTTTCGGCGGCAGCAAACAGCAAGCCGCGCCAGCCCCACCACCCCCACCACCTGCGGTTGACCACGAGAGTGTACAGGCCGCAGGCGATGCCGAGCGCAGGCGCCAACGTGCCGCAGCAGGTCGTGCCAGCACCATGCTGACCGGCGGGTCGCTGGGTCAGGCGAGCGTGGGTACCAAGAAACTGTTAGGGAATTAATATGCCCAACATTGAAGATGTCTGTAAGCGGTTCGAAGCGATCGAAGGCGACCGTGGTACGTGGGAGCAGCACTGGGAAGAAATTGCCGAGCGCATACTACCGCGTCAACTTGGTTTTATCGGTGAGCGTACAAAGGGGGAGAAGAAGACACAAAAAGTATTTGATTCTCGCCCGGCCATTGCTTTAGACCGTTTTGCGGCGGTGATGGACTCTATGCTCACCCCCAGGCAGACAAAATGGCACAACTTAAAGGCTTCCGATGCGACACTTAATAAAGATTTTCAGGTACGTGAATGGTTTGATGCAGCGAATCAAATCCTTTTTAATGCGCGCTATAACCCAAAAGCAAACTTCGCTGGACAGAATCACGAGCGATGGATCAGTATGGGAGCTTTTGGTACTGGTTCTTTGTTTATCGATTTTGATGCTGCCAGCGGTTTACGGTACCGCGTGGTTAATCTTAAAGATACTTTCTTCCTTTTAAACCACCAGGGGCAGATTGATACCGTATTCAGACGTTTCAAGTACACCGCGCGCCAGGCGGTACAGCGTTGGGGCCAGGAGATGCTGCCCGAGTCGATACTCAAGGCGCTGGAAAATCCAAAAGAACAAAATAAAGAGTTTGAGTTTTTGCATGTGGTGATGCCACGCGAAGACTACGCACCTGGGAGGGTGGACGCTAAAGGCAAACCGATAGCGTCGTTGTACATAGCACGAAAAGAAAAACAGCTCGTGACCCCCGAAGGAGGCTATACCTCCTTCCCTTATTCTATCTCGCGTTACCTGACCGCACCCGATGAGGTGTATGGTCGTGGTCCTGCGATGATGGCACTGCCTGACATCAAGATGCTTAACGAGATGGCCAAGACGGACATCCGCGCGGTGCATAAACTGGTTGATCCACCTTTGTTGCTGCACGATGACGGTATCATGGGTAATGGCGCGATGAGCGTGAACCTGACACCTGGCGGGCTTAATATGGGTGGTGTTAGTCGTGATGGCAGACAACTGATTCAGCCGCTACACACCGGCGCCCGGGTGGACATTAATGAGCAGAAAATGGAACAACGCCGCGAGGCGATCGACAATGCGTTCCTGGTTACGCTATTTCAAATCCTTATTGAAACACCGAGGATGACGGCGACAGAAGCGTTAATCAGGGCGCAGGAAAAGGGCATGCTGCTGACACCGACCATGGGACGCCAGCAATCCGAAGCATTAGGTCCGTTGATTGAAAGAGAACTGGACCTGTTAATGACCAACGGTATCCTACCCTCGCTACCCCCGGCGTTGGTCGAGGCTGAAGGTGAGTATGAGATTGTTTATGACTCACCGATGAGCCGTATGCAACGGGCTGAGGAACTGGTCGGTGTCCAGCGCACTATGGAGCTGCTGACACCGTTTGCACAGATCGACCCCTCCGTGATGGATGTGTTTGATCCGGATGCACTGGCACAGTTGACCGCTGAAGTCTCCGGCGTACCGATGCCGGTACTGCGCAGTGAAGACGAGGTGGCCGAGGTTCGTGAGCAACGCAAACAAGAACAACAGTTGGCACAAGCCGCTGAGATGGCAGCCCCTGTTGCCGGTGCGATGAAAGATATTGCCCAGGCACAGGCACTGAGTAGAGAATGACAATCAATCCGTTTTTAAAGCAGCGCCGTACGGCGTACCATCAGACGTTTAACACACCGGCGGGGCAGAAAGTTCTCGCTGATCTTCGCCGGTTTTGCCGGGCAACAACACCAACAGCTGATTTGAACAACCCCAATGCGACCTACCTGATGGAAGGGCGCCGGGAAGTGTGGTTAAGATTGCAGGCACATTTACAATTAACCGAGGACGATATGTATAATCTAATAGAGGAATACAACCATGAGTGAAACAGCCGCTGCCGCCTTATCTCCCGCTGAACCTGCTGGAGAAGTGGATAACAGCACCACTACTGATACTACATCGTCTGCACCTGAATGGACTAAAGGTTTAAGTGAAGACAGTATTGCTTTTGCTAAACAACGTGGCTGGGAAAATCCACACCAGTTGTTTGAGAGTTACCGTAATCTTGAGAAACTTCAAACTGGGTCGAAAGATATAGTGGCCCTACCTGGCGTTGACGCCGATGAAGATACCATGAACCAGTTTTACGACCGCCTTGGCCGGCCGAGTGATCCAAGCCAGTACGGGTTTGAAACGCCAGAAAATGCTGATCCTGAACTGATGGAGTGGTTTGGTAATACTGCCCACCGTTACGGACTGTCAGAAAAACAGGCGAAAGGTCTGTTCAATGAATGGAACGAAATGACCGGCGCCAAGATGGAGAACCTTGAGCATGAAATGAAGGTACAGGGCGAAAACGACATTAATAACCTCAAGAAAGAATGGGGCGCTGACTATGACAAGATGGTCAACGCTGGTCGTCTTGCCGCTAATGGCCTTGGCTATGGCGAAGAACAGCTGTCTGCATTGGAAGAAAAGATGGGTACCGGCGAAATGCTCAAGCTGTTTGCTACCCTGGGTTCCAAGATGGGCGAAGATTCTTTTGCGACCGGTAATGAATCTGGTAGTGGTTTCGGCACTTCTCCGGCACAGGCCAAAGCTCAAATGGATGAACTGCGTACTGACTCACAGTTCATGGATGCTTATATGTCCGGTGACAAAGCGGCGGTTGCCAAGATGCAGAAACTGATGGAAATTGCCCATGGATGATAACGAAATACGTTTGCGTATTATCGAGGGACTGATTTCTGTGGCGCCACGCGCAGAAATTCAGGACCCTGAACTGTTGGTTAAAAAAGCATCGGTACTGGAAAAATACGTCA